AGTGCATTGTGTTCGCAGTTAGCACATTGACATACTGAACATTGACCGCCATTACCACAATGACATTCGTGTTCGCAGTTTCTACATTGCATAATTTATTCCCCTATTATTTTATCTAAATGTCTTACTCCTAGTGAATCAGTTACCATTACGCCTTTTTCTAAAGTACAAGTATATTGCACTTGATTACCTGCTGTTCTTTCCGCTACTCTTTTGCCCTCTAAACAAACTGATAAACTTGGTTGATGATACCAACCATCTAAGCGTTTTTTATCGCCCTCTATAATATACATAGACAATACAAATACCATTTCAATCATTAGTGGCTTCCATTTCCTCTTAACTTGTCAACTAAAGTTTCTAAATCTATAACTCTTTCCTCTAAAAACTGTGAGTGCATATCAACTTTGTCAATCATGGGTAACTTAGTTTCTACATCTGTTTTTAGTTTGTCATGCTCTTTTGAAAGAAACTCTAACAACATATATTGCTCTTGATCAGTAGGCTTTTGGGTGCTTGCTGACAGTAAATCTTGATTCATTAATTGTAATTCTGTTTCTATTACATTTAATCTTTCAATAACACCAAATGCAAACCAAGAGCCAATAGCAATACTACCAATAATAAATAATAAATTTTTCATTGGCATACTCACAGGAGTATCTTCAGAAATTTTCATTATTCTTCCTCTACTTCAGCTTGTGTTTGTGCTGTTTCAAATACTCCTACCTCTGTTTGTGCTGTGATCTCGTCATTAATAGTTTTAATTACCGCATCATCATCAATAACTGCGTCAACAATCTGCTTATCAATTTCTTTTTGGAATGTGCTTGATCTTACGCCACTTGCTTTTGCTTGTTGTAAGTATTGTAAGTCAGAAGCATAATCTCTAAGATTAAAGCTATCAGGGTAATCAACTTCTCCATCAAACACTTTGCCTTGCCATTTAGCAAATAAAGACCATATATGTTCTTCAGCGTTTTCCAATAAGTCAGCTTTTTCGCTTAATGTAGAATTAAGATTTTCAAATTCTGTTTGCAGTGCAATACCAGATTGTATTTGTGATTTAGTTTGTCTAACACCCGACATGTGCGTTGCTCTATCAATCATTTCTATTTTCTGTTCAATAGATGATCTGATCTCACTTAGGTTTGATCCACTCGGTTGTAATAGATAAGGTTTCAATCCGCTTTCTAAATCATCAGGCATATTAACAATCGCTCCTGCACCTGCACTAGCTTCAACTCCTTGTGTTTTAACTAAACTAGGGTGATTAGATAATCTAATAAGCTGTTCCATTTCTGAAAGTTCGTTATAGATAGACTGTTGCAATAATGCAACATCTGTCAAATCACTAATGCCTACACCTTGTCGTGGTGATCTTTTATTATACAAACAAATAGCAGGTATAGTTCCTAATTGATTAGGCTTTACTTCAATAACTTTAATCTTACCTCTTTCTGGTACGAATACATAAGAAATATCATTAGGTGTCCATATTCTGAAATATGCTCCATCTGATGTGACTTCTTCTCTAACTTTTAAATAATCTAAAACATAACGACCACTTGCGGCTCTTACATAGTGCCAGTCCATAACATTATCAGGCGTTACCATTGTTAAGTAAGGTCTTATATCTTGATTTAGTTCTTCTGCTCTAGTCTGTGCGTTGCTTTCTGGTTTATCTACAAACAGCCATACATTTCCATATACACCTGCGTAAGTTTGTGCATTTTTCATAAACGCATTAAAGTTTTGTCCGTCAAGATCGGCATCACTTAAGAATGATTCTAAACTAGGATCATTGTTTAATGTTCCGTAATCTCTTGTTGGTGGTACTCTAAATAGAAAACTTGAGTAAATACTTATAATATTTCTACAATGGTTGTCTATTGGTGTGTAGTTAATTCTATTTTGATATTCTAAATCTAATTCTAAAGAGTACTCGTGTAAAAATCCACTAGACCTATATTTATATACACCTAAGTATGAACTTAAATAAAAATTCCATTTAGGTATCATTAGATCATAGTTATTGTGTCGGTTTTCCATAAACTCTTTATTTCGAATTAAGGAATCCATATTTTGATTCATTATATACATTATTTAACGCTCCATCTTGTAGGTAATTCTTTGTTATAATTTTTTCTTATAGGGAACAAATAATCCACCGCATAGCCTATTGCGTCATTCATGTGATCAAAGCCGCTATCCTTGTCAGGTTGCGTAGTTCCCTCTTTATAAAGGTGTCTTTCCAATCCTCTAATAATGTTTTTACATTTTGGGTCTATAAACATCATTCTTTGATCGTTTGTGTTCTTTAGTCTTGAATTGACAGCGTTAATCCTATCCCTTATTTGAGGGTGAGTATTTTTAACTCTTACTGTCATTCCAGAATTTTGTAATATTGTTAAATCAGTTCTACCACCTGCCGAGGTTTTGCGTTGCCGACATGCAGGGTCAGGGTATATTATAATAGCCCTTTCAGGGTATCTATTTTTAATTTCCTTAACTAATTCCTCTGTATTTGATGAATAGATTACTATTTCATCAATAAAATTTATTTTATTATTTTCTAATTGAAAAACTGCCGCACTCATAGGATCAATGTTAAAATCCATTCCTATATGCAAGGTTGTGTTATTATCTTTTAATCTCGTTACATTTAACTCTCGTTCAAAGTTATAATAAATAGCACCTGCATAGGTTTCAAATGTTGCTAAATACTCTTGCCTAAATGTTCTTTCGTCAAGGTCAGACTTAGCTTGTTCAACTTCGTCATCATCTACTTGACCACCATCAAGCGTGGTAAATTGAAAACTTTCCCAATCTTTATCTACACCGCCTTTACAAAATAGATCATACGCCCAATTACCGTAGCCTCTTGGTGTACCTGTAAACATGGCACTTCCTTTCCGATCAGATAATGTGGCTCTTAATACTTCATACCAAGCCTCGCTAGATATATCAGCAAATTCATCCATTACTAAAAAGTCTAAACCAACACCCCTCAAGCTGTCATAAGATCGGTCTGCACCTCGTAAGGCAATAATAGAGCCATTTATAAGATTAATAGAAAGATCACTTTCGTTTGTTTTTTTAATCCAATTTAATTCTTGCAATCTATCTTTTAAAGCTAACCAACACACCTGCTTAGCCTGTCTATAACTAGGACATACAAACCAGACTTTTTTATCTGGCTCACTAGCGTATTTAATCAATTGTCTTATTGCTAAGTGTGTCTTGCCAAATCTACGCCCTGTTACTAATACTTTAAATCTAGCTGTTGATTGGACTACTTGCTTTTGATTCTGCGTTAATGGCATCTATTTTAATTCTTATTTTTACTTTACGACCTGCATAATCACTACTAAATACAAATTCTTTTTCTTCTGTTGGTTTAAGCGTATTAACAGTTTGATTAAGCCATTGCATAATCTTAGTGTTGTCGTTCATACCTTAAAGCCTTTTTTCCACGCCTGTAAACTCCAATAAGCCGCACTTAAATTTTTTTGACCTTTAACTCTTTTTAGCACACCACCCATTCTTGCGTCAAATGATCTTTTTCTTGCAGGTATGTTCTTCTTAATGCTCATTTCTTTAGAGCCAAAATTTACTTTTTTAACCCTGCCAGATGATCTGTCTTTAACAAATACCTTAAATTTTTTAACATCACCCCTCATCGGTTTATTAAGTTTTACAGTCCTACCTTGATATTGTGCCATTATATTTCCATACCTTTATCTTTTACACATTTAAATTTCATGTCTAATAATTTATCATTTTCTAAATTTTCTAGTGCGTGAATTAGTTCATGCGTTAACTTTATTTTATTTTCGCCAAGATAGACAGCACATTGTTCTATACTATCAAATTTTTTTACTTGATAATGCGATACTATTGGGTTGCTAAATTGCATAGTTGCTACAACCATTATTACATAAATTACATTCATTAGTCTATAAATGGTAATGGTTGGCTATATATATTTTCATTGGGGTTATCGGATTGTCCTAACATATTCTTTCCTAAAAAGATTTGCATAGTCACATTACCACCCTCTGCGGATTTCCACTGCATCTGTCTAAGTCTTAATTTACTCTCGGCTCTCCCTTTTGTCAGAAATTCCGAATAACTCTTTTCAATTAAGTCTGCACTACAACCAAAGAATTCGCTTATTTCTCTATTATTACAGCCAAATCTTGCTAATGTTTGCACTTCTTTTGTGTCTATTTTATATTTTTTTGGTCTTGCCATACTTTCCTCTTTTTTAAACTGTTTGTATCAGTTCCTCTTAATGAGTGTTTTTAAGTTTGCCTTTATACATACCGATCTGCATTTCTGATATTTTAGAAAATGGAATTATTGGTACTACTAGATTTTTAATAAGTTCTTTTTTAACAAAGTATATATATCTTAATTGGTAGCCTTTTAACAACTGCCAAGTTTTAAATTCTTTCCAGGGTATTTTAAGGTGATGTGCTTGGATAATGTGTACTTGTTCACCTTTTGGACTAATTCTTAAAGCTGTATTAACTCTTATGTCAGTTAGAACAAAGCCACTCGCTCTATAAATAGCTCCGTCTCCACATTGGGTTGCGTCTGCAAAACTTAGTACCCAATCAATGTGCGGATATTGTTTTTTAATAATCTTTAGGCTTACACTTATTGCACGACTTTCACTATTTTTAGGTAGCCTGTCAGAAAATGCCATTCTGTTTAATTCTAGGATTGAATTCCATTGTGTATCTTTAACTAACTTTATAGTGCCTTTTTTGTTAATAGGTGAGCCAAATTGCAATACGCCCTCTAGTCTATTATTAAGAAAAACACCAAAGTTTAATACGCTGTTATTAACTACCTTGCCGCTATAATGTAATCTTTTTATTAATGCTCTAGCGTCTTTTGCAAGGATTGGTTTTACAACTAGGTTTTTAGCACTTGTCATTTTTGGAGCGTGGAGGTTGGGGTTGCACCACCATCTCTAAGTTGGAAACCTAGCGTTTTCATTAAACTAACCACGCAAAACACCTTTATACATCCCAATACCTAATTTATCAAGCGTTGAAAAATCCAATATTGGTTTTGTTAATCTTTTTACTGCGTCTTTATTTAAAAAGTAAATATATTTAATTTGATAACCTGCTAGGGGTTTTGATCCTGTAAAGTCATAATTTGCTGTGCCATGTTTTGCAACTATTTCGCCTGTTTTTAATTGCACTATTGTTTTATTTTTTAAAACTTCAATTAGCTTAAATCCACTTGCCCTGTATATAGTGCCATCACCGCATTGAGTGCAGTCAGCAAATGTTAATATCCATTCTATAAACGGATATTCCTTTTTAATTATTCTAAATACTATACTTAATGCCCTGCTCTCTGAATTTTTAGGCAATCTGTCGCTTAAAGCAACACGATTTAATTCAAGCATATGATTCCATTTAGTTTCTTTTACAATGGGTAAGACTTTTCTTTTGTCTATCGGACTACCAAACTGCAAAGCACCCTCTAACCTGTCGTTGTAAAAAACTCCAAAATGCAATTTACTATTTGGAGCAACTTTACCTGAATAATGCAATCGC